TTGTATGCCGTCTTGTAATGACAGATTTGGAACAATTTTAAACGATTCTTTAGGTAATTTGTCAAAAATTTGCTCAATTATGCTCTTTCCGCCACTTGCTAAAGTTTTTGCTCTAGCATCGTGTGGTAGCCAATGTGTGCCATATTCGTATGGTCGTTCTTTAATTTGGTTAGCGTAATAGATAATTGGTTGCCCATGTGCTTCGTGGTAATCCAATACCCGTATCTCTCCATGTACGACCTGATACCACCATATAGCTGTAGCATCGTTATAGCCTAAGTCCCAAGCTGTATGGACAGGGAATAGGTTATCGCACTCAACTTTAGTAATACGCCCTGCATCAGTCAGTAGTCGCATCTCTGTGCCGTATATAGCCCCAATAATGGCAGCTTCAAAGCTACATTCAAACTCTTGCTGATACTGGTCAATGGTCATAAGCTTTAATGCGTCATCTAGTTCTTCTTGGGCGATTATCTTGGTCTGACTTGCCCGTAAAGTCTTGCTATACCATTCATTTGGGTTTAGCGTGGCGTATTGGTATATGTCGTAAAAGGTATTGTGACCTTTAGGAGTACCAATAAACACCGCCCAACCCCGCCTATCAGATAGCAATGGGCGTATAACCTCACCCCATAAACTAGGCTTTGTGTCAGCCATTTCGTCAATAATTACGCCATCGAGGTAGTTTCCACGCAAGCTGTCAGGCGAATCGCCACCAAATAGCCTTATGCGTGAGCCATTCATAAGCTCTACCCATAGTTCTGAGATGTTATGGTTGACCCGTACAGGTTCGGAATACCGCATTAAGTAATCCCAAGCAATAGACTTAGCCTGTGCGTAGTATGGGGCTATATAAGCGTACCTAGCGTTATCTTTACCTTCGTTAATGGCTCGTAGCAATAAGTCGTTAATACACGCCACAGTCTTGCCACAGCGTCTATGAGCAACAATCACAGCCCAACGCTGTTGTCTAGTGTGGAAATCCCAAAATACCTTGCGTGGCCAGTAATCTATTTCATGCTCTAGCTCGTCAGAGCAGATGGCATTTTCCATGTAACTGTGTGCTTAATAGGTTGTTTTTGGTCGCCTGCCACTTCAGTACGGGCAAGTTTAGGCATTGTGTATTCAAGGGCTTTGAAATAAAGGTCTAACCGCTTGGCGGGGTCGTCTATCTCATTTAGCCATGAATCAAGCTTATCTGCGTTGGCAGAGGTAAAGGCTGCAATGGCTTGTTTCACCTCAATGGTGACCTTATTAGACGCTCCTGTAGGCCTTCCAGCCCCTTCACGCTTACCGCCTTTGATAGATTTTGATTTTTTATCATCCATACTTATCCAAGTGATTGATTAAGTTAGGTTAATTCTACACTACAAACAATGCTTATGCCATGTCCTTTTGGAACTTATTAAAGTGTGTCAGTAAAGCAGCTTTACGCTTCATGCGTTTTTCTTCGTTGCCTACTAACTTACTGGGCTTACCACCCTTCATTGAGAAATCTAGCTTCTTTGGTTCTTTAGTTTTCATTACATATCCTTCATTTTGTCGGTAAGCATTTGTTTTCTAGTCTTTTTGGGCGGTTTTGCCGTCTTAGCCGACTCAATAAAGTCTTGCTTGCTAGGAGCGTCTTTGCTACCAACTTTATTCATCTTTTCGCCTGAACCTGCCTTGATGCGTTCTCGTTTGGCGTGAATGTTTGCGTATAGTCCTTGTTTAGCCACAGTTCCATCTCCTCATAGATGCTTTTGCTCGTTCAGCGTTCTTGCTGTTTTTTACTACTCCGCCCATTCTTGCACAAAAACTAGCTTTTCTGCCTTTATCGGCATCAGTCTTAGGATTTGGGGCGGGGGCTTTTAAATTGGCGTTGTTCTTACGATTGTAGGCTTCACGACCTTTGGCGGTCATACCAGCCCCTTGGTCGGTAGGCAGATAGTTCTTACCCTTACCAGTAGTGGTCTTGGGTATCTGCTTCTCTATTGCAGCACGAATTTGGTCTTGGCGGCTCATTTTAAGAACTTTAACTTGTAGGTCGTAGTGTTAATTAAGTCGGCAATTTCATCAATAATGTTCTGTAGTTCGCTATCTTGCGGTAAATCTTGACGGGCTTCTTTAACAAAGTTCTGTAAAGATTCCATGTAGCGTAAAGGGTCTTTAGGTTGGTGGTACACATTTGGAAATGCGGTGAACTTACCATAAATACCAGCGTGGGATTCAGCAAATCTGTCAGTCAAATCTACAATAGCTTCGTAGTATTTTTGTAACGCTTTGTGGCGTGAGTAGGAATCCGTTGTGAAATGGAAGAAATGCGTATTAGTCGCAGAATGTAGTAATGTAGCTACAAATAAAGCACAATTTTCCATGCAAACTCCTTGTTTCTAATGATTATAGTCTTTCTTTTCAATTAATCCAATCACTCTTAATGCAGATTCAGGGCTATCCACTCGGCTTAATGGCCCACCTTTCCAATTAGCTATAAACTTTAATTGTTCTGCGGTGAACTTGGCTTTAGCATCCCGTTTAACTTCCATCAAGATAGTTTCGCCATTAAAAGTGACCAATAAATCGGGTATTCCTTTGCCGACTTTAGATAAGTCATACACATCAGCACCCGCTTGTCTTAGAGTTTTTACTATTTCCGCTTGGTTAGCGTCAGTTCTTTTAGCGTATGCCATTGTTTTTTAACAGTAATCGGTTAAGATATGCTAACTTTACCATTAAAGGTATGTCATGGCAAAAAAAGTGTGTACCGATGAAGAATTTATAACCATTTGGCGAGAGCATCAATCTCCTGACAAAGTTGGCAAGATTATTGGACTTAGCACCCGCAATACATTAAAAAGACGCAGAACAATAGAAGATACACATGGCATTGTTTTAGACGCTTTAAAACCTAATGGGATGCCTAAGATTTACATTCCTGATGAACAGATGCAAGCTAACATCACGATTGAAAATGGAACTATATTAGTAGGTTCAGATTGCCATTACAACCCACAATATGTAACTACAGCCCATCGAGGGTTTGTTGAGTTTGTAAAATATTTAAAACCAAAGATTGTTATTCTCAATGGAGATATAGCCGACTTCGCTAGTATTTCACAACATCATCGCATTGGCTGGAATAAAGGCCCAACAGTTAAAGAAGAACTTGACGAGATTCAAGAAAGACTCGGAGATATTGAAAAAGTAAGACCAGCAGGCTGTAAGTTAATGATTACGATTGGCAATCACGATTTACGCTTTTCAGGAAAGTTATCCAATGTATTGCCACAGTACGAGGGTATTAAAGGGTTTGATATTGCTGACCATACTCCGCATTGGAAGTGGTACTGGTCAATCATGGTCAATCAAACTTGTATGATTAAGCATCGGTGGCATAACGGCATCCATGCGGTCTATAACAACACTATTAAATCGGGTACGAGCTTTGTTACAGGGCATTTACATTCTCTCAAAATTACGCCTTGGTCTGACTATACAGGCACTAGGTATGGCGTGGATACTGGAACAATGGCTTGTATAAAAGATAGCCAGTTCATGTACACAGAAAACAATCCAGTCAACTGGAGAGCAGGCTGGGCAGTATTGACCTTTATTAACGGCAAAATGATGCCACCTGAATTGGCAGAGGTTATTAATGAGGATGAGGGTTTAATTTACTTTCGGGGTCAGTTGCTAAAAGTATGAAGATTACGCCTGAGATTGTTCGCAATCTTTATAGTGCCTTGTATTGCTGCCACCCATTTTCTAAATGGGACTTACCTTTGCCCGAAGAAATTGACTTTCAAATAACGCATGACCCTGATGTAATGGGTACATATCTTTATGATACTGGTGAAGATTACGAACATACAATTACTATTTCTTCGGCTCGATGTGGTCACCTGATGACAATCTTAACCACGCTTTCGCATGAGTGCGTTCACATGAGTTTTTATCGTCAAAAAGGCGATAAATGGATGTCACATGGCAAGGAAATGCGTAGGCGTTGCCGTATGGTTGCAGAAGAACTGGGGTTCGACCCATTAGAGTTGTAATCTAGCCTTGACTATATCTAGTAAGGTATCGAACTCAATTTGGTGGTATCGCTCAAAAGCCTTTGCTCCGAGTCCATGCACACCTGTAGCACCTCTATGATGCTCGGTACATAAGGGAAGTATTGGTGCATTTGCCCGTTTACCCCCGAATCGTCTGAGATGGTGAAGCTCTGCGGGGGTGTCATTGAAGCCCAAGTGGTAGCATAAGACGCAACCAAGTCTTGCAATATTGTCATTTTGTTTTCTTTCTTTTTTATTCATTGGCGTATTCGTACCACATTGTATAAAAGGCTTTAAAGTCATCAACCCCTTTGCCGAGTTTAACGCATGACCCGTAGGATTGAACTTGCCAGTAGTCTTGGATAACTAACCCGTCATCTGTGTTGCCTTGCACAATAACGACTGTAAAGTTAGGTGTTTTAGCAAAGGCTTGCAATAATCTGCGTTGACCCTCGCTAACCTTTTCATTGGGGCGTTTCCATTCCATCACCAAAAACTTGCCTTTACGCTCTGCAATCCCATCAAGATTACTAGGGCAAAAATGCGGGTTGGTAGGTAAAAGCCCTAAGAACGCACCATAATCAATATGGGTCGCAAAAGCATTACGCATTATCTTATTGAATGTTTGCATCTTTTTGCAGTACATCCTCAAGTTCTTGGGCGTAATCTACAACATCGCAGCTTAATAAATAGGCTTCGGTATCGTTATTTTTAAGTTTAAGTTCATGTACTCGTTTCATAGTACGGGTAATGTCTAAGAAAACTTCTGCGTAATCTCTCATTTGGTTAGCCTTTCTATATTTCTGTCATTAGCTTGTTGGGTACGCCATGCCTCAAAACGCATCTTGGCGGCTTCTAATTGCCATCTAAGGGCTTCTTTTTGCTCTACCGCTACCCCTATGGCTTTGCATAAATCTTGATACTCTTGACTGCGGTAGGCTTCCCGTTCTTGAGCACCAAGGCTTTGTTCGTCAGTTTGCGACATCTTAATGGCTTTAAGACTGTGCCTAAAGTTCTCAAGCTGGGCCAACTCGCCTGACGCTTTAGCGTATTGCGGTGCGGTTTTAAATATAAAGTCTATTGCTTCGTGTGGGTCATATTCTTTCATTTCCATTCCCCCTGATTACCTTTGTTACCTTTTGTCCATTGGTCTGCAAAGCCATTTAGTAAATTACTATCAAGTTTATATTTTGATAGGTATTCTCTAAACTTTGCTAACCCCCATTGATTACGCCATTTACACAACTGCCGTACTGCACATTGGTATTTGTATTCAATCAATCTCCATCCCCATTCGCATCATACATTTCTTCTTTAAAGTTTCGTAGCTATCGTAGCCGTTACCCAGTATTCCCAGTTCACGAGCTTTGTTCTCAATACCTTGTTGGCTAAACATCCAAGACCTATCCACCTTTTCTTTGGCGGGGGTCATGTCTAAAACATCCTGAAATCTTAAGCCATTAATCCACGATGCGGGATACGGAATGTAATCTATTTCGGTGCGTTTAAGTTGCCAATATCTAAGGTGCTTTGGTAAGGCTTCCATTGCTTCTCGCTTTTCAAGCAAGGTGAGTTTAGACCAAGCGTGTTCAGCTTTCTTTTTAGCCACTTTTTTAGGCCAATTAATCCAAAATTGTTCAAAGTCCACATATTCCCCCTATTTAACAATATCCCAACGATTGCCACTATTTAAAGTTTTTTCTAAATTGTAAGACCAAGTAGCTTGCGTGGCTTTTTTATTGGCTGCGGTAAATTCGTTTCTAGCTTCGTTGTAATACTTATTGACCCTAGAATTTTTGCCACTCAATGAGTCAATTTTGCTTTTATCTAACCAGTCTAATAATTCAATGTGCCGTTCTTTTGGCAAATCAAAAAGGCGGTCACTTAGTTTAGGCATAAAAGTAGCAACCCATACACGCACACCAAACCCTTTTTTACCACCATAACAATTTTTAGTTCGTTTTAAGTTTAATTGTTGAGGAAAATCCCCAAACTCATCTAACGCCCAAATATTCAATTTACGGCAATCATCAAAGTTTTGCCAAGACTTAATAATCATGGCATCCCAATATCGTTGTGTTGCTTCTCTCATAATTTCCCCCTATTTTGTTGCAAGTATATAAAGTCCTACATTACTAAACGCATACCCACTATATACAACTGCCATAGCTGTATTACCTTTAAAGCCTTGTTCTATACCTATATAGGCATAAATGAGCCCCGTCAAAATAATTAGCCAAGAACTCATAATGCGTCAAAGTTATAGAACCACTCGTCTTTGGCAGCCCATTTAGCATGGTTCTCTACGCTATAGACCTCGGTAGGTATTTTAAAGTCAGGAGTCTTTAATACAGCAGGCACAAGCGATACATCGTACCAAAGGCATCTGTTATTGGGCTGGCAAGCAAACTGCCCGTTATCTAGCTTAATAAAGTTATACGACTTATGTTCCTCAACCCCCTCACTAAAGCTGGTATCCAAGCGGTTAGCTTCAGGGCTGGCAAAGTCAATCGTAAAAAGATAGTTACCAAAATGAAACTGTTTGTCCTTACCAAAAAACTTGACCTTTAGACCCCGTAAATTAGACTTCTCAATTACCGCCATATCGTATGACAGGCAATCCCATATCTGTAAATGGTCTAAGGGAAGTGGGGCTTCTACTGGCTTCCACACATAAGCATGGATTGGTAGTTTGTCATACAAAGCCCCGTAATTTGTAAGCATAGACTCTATACGAAATGCTTGACCCTTAATAGCCTTGGCGGTCATCCATACACAGGGTTCTAGTTCTCCTTGTCCTTGCTCGTGGTTATAAAGAAACTCTCTGCGTACAAAGCATTTTACTGGCGGTATGTTAGCTACTAAAAATGTCATTAAATCCCCCTTAAAAGACTGTAGGTTAAGTTTACTTAATTATAAGGTATATAGGTACTTTCCCTTATTTATGTTACATAAAGTCGGTTAATGTAATGTTTATATACCTTTATGTATAGATTTTGGCTTTATTTATATACTTATAGGTTAATTTATATATAACTTATATATAATTTTTTGCAATCTCTTTTCCCATAGAACGACCAACGCCACAAGTGGCGATACTGTCAAGAGATGTATCGAGTAACGACTCTACCCAAGCTGGCTTGACCCAGTATCTTGGCGGCTATCGCAGGTGTCGACCCTCGCTCCGATGCTGAATCTCCATCGGCCTCTAGCCCATCCCCGACTTTTTCTAACACCCTGTCGTTTCGGGTGGCAGAAATAGAAAAACCCCTTTGGGTTGCTCTAAGGTGATGTTGCTTAATAAATGGCTCTATTCATTTACTAAACACTCAGAACAACCCAAAAGGGTCTTGTGTATAGAGCTACTTACTAGACAGACATCACTCTGCCCTTACAGTATAACGCTATTTTAAATCTTGCTCAACTATCTGACAGAAAATAGAACACTCAATATTGGGTTCTTGGGGATAATTTCCATCTGTGGGCTTTAATTCATCAAGGTAGCGGTCTTTAAATATGGTTTGCTTTTTAAATCTTTCGAGCTTTGCCATGCGGTCAAAATGCTCAGGAAAGTCCACTTTTATCTTGTTCCAGTAGCCCATACCACCCTTAACGCACCCAATACAGTTGTTATTGTGATAGCCAAGCTTGTACATAGCTGGAAGTTCAATATTGGCGTTTTTAAGGATAGCAAGGCAATCTTCCTTACCTAAGCCTTTATCTATAAGGGGTGTCCATATGTTGACATCGGCATTAGCGTCTATAAATCGGTCTAATCGGGCTTGTTCTTCTGCGGTGTAGCCAAATACTTGTCTGTCTGTGGGCTTTTCAAAACGCTGCCGAATCTGTTTTTTTAAGGCTCTAGTGCATGGAGCACCTTTAGGGGTACGGATATAGTTTTTTTCAAATACCCTATAAATTGACCTGTCGTAAAAGTCATTTCCAAGAATCTCAATCTTTTGCCCAAACCATTCCTCGCACTCGGCTAAGAACCGCTTGTTATCAGGGTGTTCTTCTTTGACCTCTGTGTAAGCTATAACTACTTCGCCTGTAGCTTCTTTTAGGGCTATTTTTGTAGCTACAGCACTAGCAGCACCGCAAGAAAACCAGCAAACTGTTCTCATCGTAGCTCAGGCCATATCAACTGGTATGAGTCAGGAAATAAGTCTTTACGGCTTACCAATCCTTTGGATTCCTGTTCTAACAAAGCCCCTAAATACACCATTTTATCGGCTGGAATACCTGAGTTTTTCCACATACTTACAGCAGGTACGCTAATTTTGCAGATTTTGGCTATTTTTGTTGGCCCACCCAGTAACTCGATAATTTGGCTATCGGTAAACATTTTTTTCTTCATTAAGCAAGTTTAACAAAAATACAACGCCATATCAAATAGTTTGCACATTTATTTAATTTGGCTTAATATGGTGGTACAGCATAAGCTGTTTACTTTTGGAGATGATTATGGATGACTTACAGGAATTACATAACGAACAGTTGCAAGACCAAGAACGCCTGAATATAGCTTTAGATAAGGCAGAGGATGGTGATATGTTGACATTGGCAGAAATAGACCTAATCAGGTTTCATTGTGGACTCCCTAACAAGCGTAGGGTTAACCCCGTATTGACTGCTATTGTGGATGATTTTTCTAATATTTTTGGGGGGAAACAATGATTGTGACAGGCACATCGACAGAAAAGAAAGAGTTTAAGGTAGCCCCAGTAGGGTCGCACCTAGCTCGTTTATACAGAATAATTGACCTTGGAACTCAGAAGTCCGAGTACATGGGTCAAGTCAAGATGCTACGCAAAGTGAAGTTCTTTTGGGAATTGCATGGGGATGACTTATTAATTGAGGGCAAACCCCTAATCCAAACACGCAACTACACGCTATCGCTAGGCGATAAGGCTTCTTTACGGAAGGACTTGGAATCTTGGCGTGGCAAATCATTTACCGATGATGAGTTGCGTGGCTTTGACTTACGCAATTTGTTAGATAAATGGTGCATGGTTACTGTTCAGCATAGAACCGCTAATAACGGCAATACCTACGCTGATGCAGTTGCAGTAACACCAGTACCCGCCATTGTGCAAAAGGCAGGACTACCACAGGGCGTAAACCCATGCGTATTGTTTGACTTGCAGCAGTTTGACCAAAAGACCTTTGACGAGCTTTCACAAGGTTTAAAAGACCAAATTATGCAGTCAGCCGAGTACCGCAATACCTTTACTGATGTAAATAAGAAGTTGCAAGACGCAGCAATAGAGGACGATTCCGTCCCGTTTTGAGGGGGTAACCTTTAGGAGCGAGCTATGAACCACATGATTAAAGACTTTATTGACCAAAAATATACAGTCAAAACCTTTCAAGAACGGGGCTACGATGAAGAAGTACCCATCATCGGATTTGCCCAAGATGACTTGGAAGCTGTCATTAAGACTGTGGTTCAGGCTTGTGCCGACAGGGTTAAAAACTCCGATGATAGAATCGCTGTGCTACAGTTAATGTAATGTTTATTAGGGGGATGTATGTTAGTGAAAGAGAATACGAGTGAAAGTGGTCATTGGTACTTACCCAATGGCAGTCCAGCCTATCGGGTTATTGGCAAGAATGGCAAAGAAAGAAACACAACTGTCAAAGACGCACGAGGACTTGGCCTACTGCCCTCAGTTACCACAATTATTGGTTGTGCGTCAAAACCCGCATTGGATGTATGGAAACAACAACAAGCCATACTTGCCGCTCTTACATTACCTCGCTTAGAGGGTGAGTCGGAAGAAGATTGGCTAAGTCGGGTTGTATCGGATTCTAAAGAAACCGCTAAGCAAGCTGCGGAACGGGGAACACAGATACATGGGGTCATAGAAGCCTTCTACGAGGGTGTTTACATCCCTGAGCTACCAACCTATGTCCGAGCCGTAGAAACCGCTATAAACGAGCATTTTGGCTCACAGCTATGGGTTTCTGAGAAGTCCTTTGCTCGTGGTGGGTATGGTGGTAAATGCGACTTAATCGCTAAGAACTGCGTAATCGACTTTAAAACGACTGAAAAAGACTTAGACAAGCTCGACTATTACTTTGACCACCAAATGCAACTGGCGGCTTATAGACAAGGGTTTGAGATGCCTACGGCTCGGTGTGCAATTGTTTATGTTAATGCCTTACAAAATAAGGCTAAACTAGTAGAGATACCTGAAGATGACCTGCGAATCGGGTGGGATTGTTTTACGCATCTTTTGGCGTTTTATCGGGCAAAGAATAAACTATAATGATTACGGGGTGGCGGCAATCCCCCTGCCACAATCTCCTTCACACAGAGGGCCACCCCACCTTACAACGGGCGAAAGTTTGTATATAGAAAGGCCAGTAAGTATGCTTTCTCAACAAGTAGCCCACCTTTTATACTGTATATCTATACATTAGGGTATGTCCCTAGTATATTAATATGTTAAGTTGGCTTAATATTTAATTGTTGTTTAACCAAAGGGGGATTTATGAAAGACTATTTATTAGGTATCGTTGCAGGTCTATTAGCATTTGGAGTGCCTGCTATTGTTTATGTTTTAAAAACAGGGGGAATATCATGAAATACGCAATGGCACTATTAACCGCATTATTAGGGGCTTGTTCATCGTTTGAGCCACCTAACGCTAGTCTTGAAACCGATAAAACTGTTTTTCACATGACTCGTAGTCAGGTTATCTTGGGTATTAATGAATGTGAGTCAGCCAACACAAGACCAGTAGTAATTGAGGCTAGACGCAAGATTAACGGGGTGACTACAACTGTACCCGTTGAAGTAACTTGCCATCCACGCTATAAAATCTTTTACTAGGGGGTAATTATGACCCGCCAAGAAATGATTGATAAGCTATACCAAGCCTATCAGCTAGTCCAAGAAGTTCATACGGCTATTGAGCATAAGCCTGAATTAGCAAAGAAACACATTCATGTAGATAGTGAAGTAATGGCATTTATTTACGACATTGAAGATACAGAAAGTGAGGATTTAGAATGAAAGCATTTCCTAATTCTGAGCCTATTTACCATGATAATGTAATAGGTGTTAAACAAAGCACAGGCATGGATTTACGGGATTATTTTGCTGCCAAAGCATTTCAAAGTTTAATATCTTACGCCCTTCCTGATTGCGTTTATTACACTATAGACAACCAATCAAGAATTGAAATAGGAATAGAAATTTTGGCTAAAGATGCTTATTTATTTGCTGATGCTATGATGAAAGCGAGGACAGAATGAACCTATTTGTAGCTACAATTCTATTTGTGTTATTTGCAGTAGCTTGTACAACTCTAGGTTATATTTTAGGGGGGTATTTATGAACATTCCATACAACAACGGCAAAGTACAAATCGGTAAGTATTATGTGCCACCTAAGTATGTTGAAAAAGACACCGATATGCTTGAGCTTCAGTCTTATTTAATTCACGACCCAGCCCGTCTTAACAGGGTTTATTGGACAGAAAAAGCCTTATTAGTGCTAAGTCTGTTTGTCGTTATGGTTATATTCCTCAAGAGCTAGTTTTCTAGCATCCTCTACCCGATTAAGCCAGCCTTTAATAAAGCGAGCTTGGTCGGGTTTTCTTGCCACTATGCTTTGGTAGAAATCTGCCCTAGCGTCTGAAAACTTTGCAATAAGGTCTTTAGGCTCTGCATCGTTAATTGCTGCCATAGTCTTAGGCCCGATAACTCCATCACTAACGCATCCGATTGCCTGTTGTAGCGTCTTAACGCTTCGCCCTGTTCCTGCATTAACGGCAAAATCAAAGACCACATAATCTAAGCCTTTTGGTAGGACTTCACAATAACTGGGATTCCAATACTTTAGTTTGTACATTGAGCCGACTTTTTTAGGGGTCAAGGCTCGCATATCGGCTTCGGATACAGGATGCCCTACAAATTCTTCCCAAACACGCTTAGTAACGCCTAGGTTAGTCATTCCACCTGAGTCTAGGGCATCGTTAACAAAACCGCCTTCGTGCTTTAGGATGCGTTTTAAAGCCTTTTCAAACTCACCTGTCATTCTTGACCTTCATATCCATAATCTTTTCAAGGGTACGACCACCAAAATAGAACGACATAATGAGCATGCCCCATTGGCCTAGAAGTTCTACATAGGGTTTATGAACATTTATTTCAACCGCACTCATAATTGCAAATGCTGTATATACAACCAAAATAAAAACAAGCGTCATAGGGCGAATGTTTTTAGATAACCAGCTATCACTAGCCATATCCGCTTGCTGGCGCTTGGTTAGCTCTTGAGCTTCAATATTGTCAGCGTTAAGCTCAGCTAGTCTGCCTTCTTGTTGCATCTGTAAAAGTTCTTTTTGAGCCTTTGCCTTAGCTTCAGGGTCAGGAATAAACTTGTCTAGGACTTTCATCCCCACATCAAATAGTGCCATCAAAGGTATCATTTACCACCCCATACTAAAAAATAAGCTATTACGCCAGCTATTGCAAAACACCAAAACTGTGCAACTCTAGCCTTGTTTAAATCCTTGTTAAATTCATTTTGAAATTCTTTCTCTTGCTTCTCTAGCTTGGCTTTCAAGGCTTCTACTTCTGCCCATCGTTTGCCATACTTTCTTAGAAAATCTGCTCTAATCTGTGCTTCTTCTCGTCTAACTCGTTCTTCGTGTTCCCATTGCATCAAGACTCGTTTTAGGAATAACTCTTTGCGTACTTCGTTTTCTCGTAATTCTCTGCGTCTATCTATATTTCGTTGTACTGCAACATCGGTGGCTTCTTTTTGTACATTCTCAATACTTTTAGAAAGTTCTTTAGCACTTGCTCGGCTTGAATCAAGATTACTCGATAGGGACTTTGCCCCTTCTAGAAGTTCCATATTTCATTTTGGCAAAGACCATCCATGAGTAGATAGGTAGGCATAACCTAAACCGCCTACAAAGACATAAAACAATGTTCGTATAGAGAACCAACCAAACTGGCTTACTTTCTCATTTAACCATTCTTTAATGGCTTCTTTAACTACTTCTTTTTGGATTTCGTTAGACATTTTTCTTCCTAACAGTAGTCTTTTTCACAGCAGGTGTTCGTTTAGTGGCTACTTTCTTTTTAGGTGTAGCTTTTACTTTACCTTCATAATCAGTTAGAAAAGTAAGCCAATGTACCTTTTTGGTGTAGCCCATCTTATCAAATACCCAGTCAATTATGAACATAAGTCACTTATTTAAGTTGATGTAATTGTTTGCCAAGCAGAGCCTGTGTAAACACAAAGTTTGCCTAAAGTGCTATCAAACACAACATATCCTGCTGATACAGTAAGTGCATTTTTTTGTGTTGTTGTGACTACTGGAACACCAGCTCCGTTTGTGCCGTCAAGTACGATAGCCATTATTTCACCTCAATTTGTTTTAACTGCTCAAGCGTTGTGGCTTGGTCAGCTAGTTGGGTAATATCTCTTAGCCGTTGTTTCTCAGCTACGATAGCAGTCGTATCAGCACCCGACTCTAACGCTCGTTGAAACGCTACATCTTGAGCCTGTAATAAAGGTGTACGCTCTGCTCTTAATCGGTCTTTAGTAATTGCTTTGGCTTTGTCAAAGTTAATCGTAATCATTCTTGGTACTCCCATGCGTTACGGAATGTGCGGTCTGTAGGAATATCAGCAACATCCACAATCTTGTATGGTTTGCCTTGTGGTACATTTTTAGCGGCAATTTCTTCAATTGTTAATCCGCAATCGGCTGGAATAATGATGGCTACACCATCGTCTGTTGGGTAAATGATTCGTTTCATTGAATGTCCTTAACGGGTT